AGTCATTGAAAAACTCAATATCTGCTTTTAATGTTGAAACATTAAGACAAGTAGAAGATTTAAACTTACACGATTTTGGTATATTCTTAGAATTAGAACCAGATGAAGAAGAGCAAGCTAAATTAGAGTCTAATATTCAAGTTGCTTTACAAGCAGGTAATATTGATTTAGATGACGCTATAGATTTACGTCAAATAAAAAATATTAAACTTGCTAATCAAATGCTTAAAATTAAGCGTAAGAAAAAGCAAAAAGAAGACATGCTTGCGCAGCAGTCTAATATCCAAGCTCAAGCAGCAGCTCAAGCTGAAACAGCTGAAAAAACAGCTATGGCTGAAGTACAAAAACAAGAGGCAATATCTGGATCTAAAGTACAATACGAGCAAGCTAGAACTGAAATGGAAATTAAGAAAATGGAAGTTCAAGCACAACTTGACCAACAAAAAATGCAAATGCAACATCAGTTTGATATGCAATTAAAGCAAATGGAAACTCAAGTGCAAACGCAAAAAGAAACTGAAAAAGAAAATAGAAAAGACAAGCGTATAAAAATGGAAGGTACGCAACAAAGCGAAATGATAAGCCAAAGAAAAAATGATGGCTTACCAATTGATTTTGAAAACCAGTCAGAAGCTGGTATGAGCGCATTTATGTAAATGTTTATTTAATTATTTAATTATATTATATTATGTCAGAAGTAAAAACAAATGAACCTGTTAAACAAGAAGGTGACTTTAAGTTAAAAACTAAAAAGAAAACACCTAAAAAATTAACCGAAACAAAGGATAATATTACGAAAGTAAATATTAATCCAAAAGAACCTTTAGTAGAGTTAGAAAGTAACGTTACTAAAGTAGAAATAAAAAAAGAAGACGATGCCATTCAAATCGGAGAAGCAAAAAAGGTATCTGTGGAAGAACCATCCGGAAATAGCGCAGAGGTGGGAGAACCTGTACAAGAGTCCAACGAGACTACTGAAGGGTTTTCTCCGATCCAAGAAATAACAGAAGCTGAAGTTAAAAAAGTTGAAGCTGACGTTAAAGAAGCTATAAGAGACGAAAAAGTATTAGGTAAACCATTACCTGAAAATATTGAAAAGCTAGTTGCTTTTATGGAAGAAACTGGTGGGACAATAGAAGATTATACTCGTTTAAATGCTGATTACAGTAATGTAGACGATAAAACTCTTATAAAAGAGTATTACAAAAAAAATAAACCTTATTTAGATAATTCAGACTTAGATCTTTTGTTAGAAGATTTTGATTATGATGAAGATATAGATGAGGAAAAAGATATTCGCAAGAAAAAGCTTGCGTTTAAAGAAGAAGTTGCAAAAGCCAAAAACTTTTTAGAGGAAACAAAGAGTAAATATTACGACGAAATCAAGTTGAGACCCGGCGTAACTCAGGAACAAAAAAAAGCTATGGATTTTTTCAATAGATACAACAAGCAGCAAGAACAAGCTGAGCAACAACATCAATTGTTTAAAGAAAATACTAAACAACTTTTTAGTGATGATTTCAAAGGTTTTGATATCAAAGTAGGTGAAAAGTTATATAAGTATAATATTCAAAACAAAGATAAAGTTGCAGAAAACCAATCAAATATTAACAACTTAATCGGGAAGTTCCTTGATGAAAAAGGTAATGTTAGTGACACGAGTGGTTATCACAAAGCTATGTATGCTGCTGAAAACGTAGATAAAATCGCAGCTCATTTTTATGAGCAAGGAAAAGCAGATGCAGTTAAAGAAGTTGTAAACAAATCAAAAAACCTAAGTGACACTAAAGCTAGAACTACTCAAAATGATGTGTTTATTAATGGATTTAAAGTTAAAGCTATTTCAGGCGCTGATTCTACAAAACTAAAAATTAAAACAAGAAAATTTAACTAATTAAAAATTATTAATTATGAGTTTAACTCCTCAATTTGGTAAAATTGTTCCATCTCAAAGTCAAGAGTTATTGAACAGTAATTACCTACAATTTGACAGTACTGCAGGTGGTGCGTATGATGCTGAAAAAACAAGCACTTTCGCGCAGCAGTATTTGCCTGAAATTTATGAACAAGAAGTAGAGCGTTATGGAAACAGAACGTTATCTGGATTCTTAAGAATGGTTGGCGCTGAAATGCCAATGACATCTGATCAAGTGATTTGGTCTGAACAAAATAGATTACACATTGCATATGATGGGTGTACTCTACCAGGTGGTGCTCCTCAGTTAACTATTAAAGTTAACAATGTAGCAGGTACAACAAACGTTATTTCACCTAGAGCTACTGTTGTTGTTTTAGATCCAGCTACTGGTCTTGAAGAAAAATGTTTAGTAACTGATTCTAATACTGCTACTGGTGTTATCACTGTACAACCTTATACTCTTGCTAATCTTAATACTTTTACAGCTACAGGATTAAAAGTATTTGTTTACGGTTCTGAGTACGCAAAAGGTGGTAAAATTGACACTGGCGCTGTTGGCGCTAACACTGGAACTCAATACGTAAGTGTTGAGCCTTCTTTCCAGCAATATGCTAATTCACCAATTATCCTAAAAAGCCAATATGTAGTATCTGGTTCTGATATGGCTCAAATTGGATGGGTTGAAGTTGCTACTGAAGATGGTGCTTCTGGATATTTATGGTATTTAAAAGCTGAGTCTGAAACAAGACTACGTTTTGAAGATTACTTAGAAATGTCTATGGTAGAATCTGAAAAAGCAACTGGTGCTGCTGCGGCTTCTGCAAACGGTAGTGAAGGTTTATTTGCTGCTATTAATGATCGTGGTAATGTACAAGTAGGATTTACAGCTGCTGCTGGACTTGATGATTTTGATGCTATTTTGAAAAACTTAGACACTCAAGGCGCTATTGAAGAAAACATGCTTTTCTTACAAAGACAAACAGCTCTTGATTTTGATGATATGCTAGCTGCAATCTCTGGTGGAACTGCCGGAGGTACTGCATTTGGTTTATTTGAAAACTCTGAGGAAATGGCATTAAATCTTGGATTTAGTGGTTTCCGTAGAGGATCTTACGATTTCTACAAAACTGATTGGAAATACTTAAATGATGCTTCAACTCGTGGCGCTATCGACGGAATTAATTCTATCGAAGGTGTTTTAATACCTGCTGGAACTTCAACTGTTTACGATCAAGTATTAGGAACTAATATTCGAAGACCTTTCTTACACGTACGATACAGAGCTTCACAAGCCGATGATCGTCGTATGAAGTCTTGGTTGACTGGTTCTGCTGGTGGCGCATTTACATCTACATTGGATGCTATGGAAGTAAACTTCCTATCTGAAAGATGTTTAGTGACACAAGCTGCTAACAACTTTGTATTATTCAAAGGAATCTAATAATGATTCAAACTTAATAATATCCCCGTCTTCGGGCGGGGTATTATTTTTATAACTATTTAATTTTATTATATTATGGCTAAAAAAGCTAAAGCAGAAACTATTGAGGTTGCACCTCAAGAGGTTGCAGTAAAAACTGCTCCTAAACCCACAAAACCAACGTGGGAAATTAAAGATAGAATTTATTATTTAAAAGGTAATAAATCTCCTCTTACTTTCACAATACCTGGAAAGCATACTAAAAAACACGCATTACTTTATTTTGATGAAAAAACAGGTAAGCAAAGAGAAATTAGATATGCTACTAACCAAGATTCACCTCTTGTAGACGAGCAAAAAGGTGAAGCAACTTTAGGTCATATTACTTTTAAAGATGGTGATTTAAAAGTGCCAAAAGAAAAACAAAATCTACAAAAACTACTTTCTTTGTATCACCCTTTAAAAGGTAGAATGTATGAAGAGTTTAGCGCTGTGCAAGAAGCTTCTAATGATTTAGATATTTTAGATCTTCAAATTGACGCTTTAAATGCAGCTAGAAACATGGACGTAGATCAAGCAGAAGCTATTTTAAGAGTTGAAAAAGGCTCTGAAGTAAATAGCATGAGTTCTAAAGAACTTAAAAGAGATTTGCTTATATTCGCAAGAAATAATCCTGGATTATTTATTAATTTAGCAAATGATGATAATGTTCAATTGAGAAACGTAGCTATTAGAGCTCAAGAAGCTGGAATAATAGCTTTATCTCAAGACCAAAGAACATTTACATGGGGATCAAACGGTAGAAAATTAATGAACGTACCTTTTGATGAAAACCCTTACTCAGCATTTGCTGCTTTCTTAAAAACAGATGAAGGTGTTGAGATCTATAAATCTATAGATAAAAAACTATAAAAACAAGTGATACTATAACAGAGGCGGTTTCGGCCGCCTTTATAGTATAATAAAAAATTAATAATGGCGGTAAATATAAACACAGTATATCAAACAGTCTTGTATATTTTAAACAAAGAGCAAAGAGGTTATATTCCACCAGCTGAATTTAATAGTTTAGCAGCACAAGTACAAGACGAAATATTTCAATCATACTTTCCTGATGGTAATCAAGTAAATAGACTAAATCAAAACAATACACAAAACGATACGGAGTTTTTTAACATGTTTAAAGATATTAGTTATAAACTATATCCTTTTGAAAGAGAAATTCCTTTTTCTTATAACTCTGTTCCTGATGGATGGATTTATATTGACACCGGTAATTTGTATAAAATTGGTAATATTACAGCTACATACAACAGAGCAAAAATAAGTCCAATTCAATTGCAGAATATAACACAATCTGAATGGCTAGGTGGAGCTTCAATAAATCCAATAGTACAATTAACTTCTAAAAGTGATTATGATAAAATAACAAGATCTAAATTAACTGCTCCAACACAGCAATATCCCATTTGCTATACTACTCAAGTTTCAAACACTGTTGGATTGAACGCTTATACCGGTTCACTTTTAATTAAAGTTTTTCCAAAACCCGATTCATTAAACGTAAACTGCTTATTAACACCATCTAGACCTCAATGGAATTTTACAGTAGGTTCTCTTGGACAATACATATATAGCGGGTCTTCTATTGATTTTCAATTAGATATTTCTGAAAAAACAAATATAATAACAAACATATTAAAGTATGCTGGAGTTATAGTAAATGATCCTACTGTTATACAAGTAGCAGAGCAAGAGGCTAAGTCTGTAGAAATTAACACAAAATCTTAAAAAATGAGTTATACGGCAAACGCGAGTAGTTTAACAACAGAAACAAATCAACAGTATTATCAAGGTGCTCAAGTATTCTTTTCTAACGCAAACCTACCTAATCCAAACGTGCAAGTGTTTACTACTACGTTTAATACTGATTTAATATATGGAGATTATGATCCTACTAATGTAAAATACGCACTTAATAATTTTAAATTATACACTAGTGCTACTGGTTTACCAGGTTCTTTTACAGAATACACATCAGCTTATACTGTCCTTAATAATGCTATAACACTAACAGGATTAGCCGCTTCAACATACGTAGTCGTGCAGTTAAAAACTTTAGATGGTGGTAATTATGGTAATCAAGATGCTATTGGAACTACTGTAGAAGACAACTACGGAGGTTATGAGTATACATCTCTTAATGATGTGATAGATAACTTCATGGTGGGTTATGTTGGTGATGGAAAAATATTACAAAACGCTAAGAAATCTGATGTATTGTTTTTTGCTAAAAGATCTTTACAAGAATTTAGCTACGATACTTTAAAATGTATATATTCACAAGAGCTTAATGTGCCTCCGAGTTTAAGTTTGCCATTACCTCAAGACTATGTAAACTATGTTAGAGTTTCTTGGATAGACCAGCTTGGTGTAAAAAGAATTATATATCCAACAAACAATCTCACAACAAGTCCTTACAGTAATCCCATACAAGATAACACAGGGGTTCCAACTCAAGATAACTTTGGCCAAACACTTGAAGGAGATTCTATAACAGAAGATAGATGGAAAACAGCTAACGATACAATAATAAGTCAAACGTTTTTTAACAACATAGATGACTATGCTTATTGGGCTAATTATTATGGATTTGATAATAGCGTTTTCTACGGTCAACAATATGGTTTAGAACCTCAATACTCACAAGTAAATGGCTGGTTTAACATGAATGAAAGAGAAGGCAAGATAAGTTTTTCTAGTAGTTTAGTTGGCAAGTTAATAGTCTTAGAATATATATCTGATGGTCTTTCTAGTAATGGTAGTAGTAAAATACCTAAAATGGCAGAAGACGCCCTTTATGCATCTATACTATATAACATAGTATCTACACGATCTGGCCAACAAGAATACACTGTTCAAAGATTGAAAAGAGACAGATCAGCTAAGCTTAGAAATGCTAAGATAAGATTATCAAACATAAAACTAGACGAAATAGTTCAAGTGATGAGAGGTAAATCTAAATGGATAAAACACTAAAATTTAATGGCTAAAGCTCAAAATACTTTTTTAAAGTCCAAGATGAATAGAGACTTGGACGCTCGTATACTACCAAATGGTGAATATAGAGATGCTGTAAATGTTCAAATAAGTAAATCAGAAGGAGCACAAGTAGGTAATTTAGAAAATGTTTTAGGAAATACTTCGGTTCTAAACATTCAAACAATAACAAATACAACAAACTTAATTTGTATAGGAACTTTTGCTGATGAAATAAATAGTACTGTTTATTTATTTTTAACTGACTATACCGATACTACACCTGACGAGCCAAACTACAGTCCAACAAATCAATCTTGTATAATATCTCACAATGTTCTTTCTGGTTCTTCTGTTATCTTAGTCCAAGGCAGTTTTTTAAATTTTTCGACTACTAATTTAATTACAGGCATAAACATATTAGAAACATTATTATTTTTTACAGATAATAGGAATCAACCTAGAGTTATAGATGTTTCTTTAGCTAATCCAAGCAATCTATCACAGCCAATATATTATTCTAGTGAAGACTCTATATCAGTAGCTAAATATAATCCTTATCAAACTATAGAGCTTTGGCAAGAAAGTATTTTAGGTCAAAGTGCTTCAGTGCCTTACGAAACTACTATGAAAGATGTTAGTAGTAAATTTCTTCCAAATGGTGGATTAGGTACAAGATTAGGACCTTACGTTGGATCCGCAAGTATATTGTTAGACGCAGGGACAGTAACTGGGGATATATTAAATCCATCAAGTCCATCAGGAGGTTTTACTAGAGTAGGTTATATAACTTCTTCAGGTGGGGATATAGTTATTATAAGCGGAGCAACTGTAGCCTCTACCTCTTATGATTCTAGCGCAAATAAGTGGACAATAAATATAAGTGGTGGTAATTTTCCTAGCATACCTAGCAACGAAACATATCAAATAATAATAAATCCTAACCCGTATTATAACTCTACTTTTTCAGGTGATCCTGATTATTTAGAAGATAAATTTGTTAGGTTTAGTTACAGATATAGATTTGAAGACAATACTTATTCTATATTTGCTCCATTTACACAAACAGCTTTTATACCTAAGCAAGATGGTTATTTTATGTATGTAGATCAAGCAGGTGTTCAAGACGTTGACGATGAATCAGAAACATATAGAAGTACAGTAGTTTATTTTGTAGAAAATAAAGTTAATAGTATAGATCTTAGAATACCATTACCGTATTTTAATTATGATTTGCAAAATGCTTTAAAAGTATCTCAAATTGATATTCTTTACAAAGAATCTGACGGCTTAAGTGTTAAAGTAATTGAAACAATACCTGTTAGCGAAATAACTACATCTTCTGGTATATGCTTAGCAGCTGGCGCTCAAACAGTTTCAGCAGGCAGCGCAATAAATGTAGACAATATAAGAGGAGGTATAAACGTAGGGTCTAGAGTTATAGGCTCAGGAGTTCCTAATAATACTTTTGTAACAAGTTTTACACCTACAGATCCTAGTAATCCTGTAGCTGGAGTATTGATTGTAGATCAAAACGTTGTTTTAGCAGATAATGATTTTATGACTGTTGGAGATATTAGTTATTTTGAATATAACTATAAATCTAGCAAACCTACTAAAACATTACCTGAATCTGAACTAATAAGAGTATATGATAAAGTTCCAGTAAAAGCTTTAGCTCAAGAGGTGGCTGGTAATAGAGTAATATATGGTAACTTTATAAACAAAAATAATCCACCTGATTTCATAAACTATAATGTAGCGTGTACACCTAAATCTGACTTTACTTTAAATGAAGCTACTGTCGCGTATAGTGGTGGAGCTGCTACGTATTCTGCTGGAAGTACTATAGCTGTCAATGTAAGTAAGGCTCCTGAAGGGTTTTTTGCCGGTATGATAATTACTTGTAATGCAGCTGGAGCTATAATACCTAATGGAACTCTTTTAACTAGCACTAGTAATAACGGTGCTGGTTCTGCGAACATAACATTAGATCAAAATATAACTCTACCTAGCGGATCTGTTGTTTTAATTTTTGAACCAGGTGGTAATGTAGAGACTACAACTAGCATTATAGAATATCCTAATAGCTCTGTTAAAACAAATAGAAACTATCAAGTAGGTTTTGTACTTTCAGATAGATACGGTAGACAGTCTAGCGTAATATTATCAAACAATAAAGAAACAATAACCGTAGGAGGTATTTCATATTCTGGATCTACTTTATACTCTCCTTATATAGACAATATTGATAAAGATCAATGGCCTGGTAATTCTATAAAGTTATTAGTTAATGAGCTTATAGCTCCAGACAATTTATATAATGGAAACATTAATAGTGCTTCTTATAATCCTTTAGGATGGTATTCTTATAAAGTTGTTGTTAAACAAACAGAGCAGGATTATTATAATGTGTATTTACCAGGCATTATGGCTGGTTATCCCGAAGATAATATAATTGAACTTGGAAAAACATCTCATGCTGTTTTAATAAACGATAATATTAATAAAGTTCCTAGAGACTTAAGCGAAGTAGGTCCTGATCAAAAACAATTTAGAAGTTCTGTTCAGTTATTCGGTAGAGTAGAAAACACAAATATAGCTATAAGCACAAATACAGGTGCTAGCAATGAACAGTATTATCCTGAAAGAAGTTCAGACACTGTAAGTTCTATAGCTACAGCTAAAGATCTTTTTGAATATGATGCATCTAGCCCACCTCAACCTAATTATTTTCCACAGTTTTATTCTATAGAATCAAATCCTTTAATAGCTAGAATAAGTACTGAAAAACAAATAGGTGAAATATCTACTACTAATTATGCTCCGGCTTCAGCAACTACCCAAGCCGCTACTGATGATATAAATACTATTCCTATAACTGGTATAGTTGGAACAATAAGTTTTGGATCTTCAGGAGATTTAGTTTCTGGAGCAGGTTTACCTGAAGGTGTTTTTGTTTTTAATTTTACTGCTGCAGCTGGTAGTAATCCTGCTCAAATACAATTAAAATTAGGTAATGATTTTTTTAATGCTAGCGTTGCTTTAGGCGAAGTTTTAACTTTTACTCCATGTGCTAATCCTAGCACAAATCCAACTCCAAAACATCCTGGTATACAGTATTTAGCTGTTTATGAAACAGAGCCTGTAGAAAGTTTATTAGATATATACTGGGAAACATCTACGTCAGGTTTAATATCTGATTTAAATTCTGCTGTTTTAAATAATCAATCCACGCCTGCCGCAGCTAATATCTCAGGGTGGAATGCAGACACTTTTGATGAAGGATTATCGGCGCAGTCTAATATATTAGCACAACCTTTTTCTTTAGTAAATGATTTTGGGCTTGCGATAACATTAGATCCAAGCAGCGGAGATTATTTACAGTTATTAGGAGTGCTAAACGGACAAGGTGCTAATGTTGCTAATTTTAATCAAGATCCATCATTTCCGCTTCCTTTGTATTTTGAATTAGTTGATACTAGTTCTGGAACAACAGGCGTTGGCCCTTGGCAAATTAGAACAACAGACTCAAATGATATTGCAGATAATTTTTATGATAATATTTTCTTCATGATGAATGATGAAAACAGTTTCACTAATCGTCTTAGAAACTTTACATTTCATTTTAGAATACAAGTAGATGGCCAAGTAAGTGATTTATTTGAACAAGCTAATTTAAGCAATGTCAAGCCGTTGTTTACAAAAATAACTCAAGGTTCTACTACAACAATACCAGGATCTCCATTAACACCTCCTTCTATACCTTTATTTCCAAATATTATTAGTGCTGAAGCTAATAGAGATTCAGAAGAAATTGCTATTATAGAATTTGAAAACGGGGCTAATAATCAAACCTTAGCTGTTCCTACTCCTGATTTTTTACCAGGAGGAGATATTACTATAATAGGTAATGAGCAGTTATTTCCAGGAACTAATATATTGAAAGCAAAAATAGGTAGTAATGACAATTCTGCTGAAGATGCTTTTTTACAAGGAGAACCTATATTTAAAGTTCAATTATTTTTAACGTCTATAGGGTCTATACCTGCTATATCAGCTAAACTTATTAATGATCAGCATGATAATCCTTTTTTACAAGCTTTAGTTTATTACGTTACAATAAGAATTCAAGATGCTGGTGATTTTCAAGATATAATTTTTGAAGTAGACATGAGTTTAGATTTACCTAGTGATATAATAAAAAACCAAAGCATGTCTGTTCATGGCTGGGGATTTCCTTATCAAGCAGCCGCGTATCCGGACATACCATTGCTCGTCGCAAATGGAGTGTGGGCTTCTATGGCCGGACATCCATACACTATTATAAATACAACCGCGGGTGGTATACCTGCATTACTGCCTGCTCAGCAAGGTTATTTTGCTTATGCAGCTGGGTTTTTTAATAATAGTTTTCCTCATGACACCCAGTCTAATAACACTATGACTAGATCCAGTGTTTCTTTATGTGAGTACTCTGGGGTTGCATCAGATTTATCTTTTGGAAATCCACCTATAGTTTTACCTTGGAATCAACCTAATGCTCAAAATCATAAAATAATAAAAGATACAGATCCTACTATTGTTAATTTTGGCAGCGGATCCAATACAGTGCCTATACAGGTTTACAGCATTTGTGAAGTTACTAATGTTGAAACTATATCTGCTATAGGTGGAACAGGTGGAGGTAGAACTGTTTTAACTGTTAATGTTACTTCTGGTAATTTTCCATATGCTAGCATGTCTATAGCTAAAGGAACAACTTCAATACCAACCCCTTACGCAACTTGGCTAGGTAACAGTCCCGCCGGCTCACCTGGAGGTCCTGCAAATGGATTTCAACAAGTAGCAGAAAGTGACATAGCCACTGGAAAAGTCACAATGCTAGGAAGAATAACAGGTGGTGGTTCTTCTGCAGGAACACCCCCTATAGACGTGGAAGTTGGAGATACTGTTTATTTTTTTAGAGGACAAACTGTATTTTATGAAGATCAAAATTATGGGAGCGCATCTTGGTGGAATAATCCTAGTGGTAATCCAGTTTATGGAAGCCCTTGGTATTTTTCACAAGATTTAAATAAACTTAAAAAAATGTTAGAATATTCTGCTTGGGGACCTATATGCACTTTACCTATAACAGGAAGTGGTTATCCACCTTTTGACAACCCTTTTACTCATGTTTGCCCTACTCAAACCGAAGGCCAACTACCCCAAACATATGCTGGAATAGAATGTGAAGTACAAGATTATAGTAATTTAAATTTTGAAATAATATAAAAGTAATTTATATTTAAAATAAGTAATAATTAAATATGGCAGGCGCAGTAATAGAAGTTAAATATTTTAACACATTTATACTTAAAAAAGTAAATGTAGGTGATAAACAAGTTTGGAATGGCTCTTTTGGTATACCAGGAGGCACAAACGGTATTGGTGGTTATCCTACTTTTGGCTCTGGTGTTGGTGGTGATTACAGCTGGGCTATTGAAGAATCTAGAATTAGAGGTGGTTATAATAATACAACTGTAGATTTTGGTGCAAAAGCCTATATAGTAGAAGAAGAACCTCAAGGTACTAGAAGATTTAATACTCTTATATACTCTGGTATATTTAATTCTAGAACTGGTATAAACCAAACAAATGTTTTTTCAGTAGGTGAAGATATTACTAAATCTACAGATCCAGCTAATGGCTCTATACAAAAGCTATATGCAGAAGATACTAATTTAAATATATTTCAAGAACTAAAAGTAAGCAGAGCATTAATAGATAAAGACGCGATATACGCCGCTGAAGGTGGAGGAACTGTTACTGCTAGTAATTTAGTAATTGGTGTTATACAACCATATGCAGGTAAATTTGGTATATCTCAAAATCCAGAAAGTTTTGCTACATATGGATATAGAAAATATTTTGCAGATCAAAATAATAATGCTATTCTAAGATTATCTAGAGACGGTATTGAAGAAATATCTTCTTATGGAATGAAAGATTTTTTCAGAGACCAACTAAGTGGTGTAAATACTTTTTTTAATATTGGTAAAATTATAGGAGCTTATGACATACGTAATGATGACTATTTATTATCTTTACAAAACAATCTGTTTTATAATACTTTAAACTTTGATGAAAAAGCAAAAGGATGGGTTAGCTTTTTTAGTTATTCTCCAGATCAAGCTTTTAGTTTAAGAAATAACTTTTACACAGTAAAAACAATAGGAGGACAGGCTCAAACAAACGGAGCTGTTACAGGTTCTACTAATTTAGTAATAGATAATGTTCAAAACTTTATCCAAGCAGGATCTATAGTTACAACTTTAGGTTCTGGAATACCTGCAAATACAACTGTAGTAAGCTTTAACGCGACAACAGGTGCTTTAGTTTTAAGTGCTGCTGTTACGCTTGCAAACAATATAACATTAACATTTAGCGGCGTTGCGCAGCTATGGAGGCATTACGATGAACTAGTTAATAGAAATAACTTTTACGGACAAAACAATAGAAGTAGTATAACTTTTGTTTTTAATCCTAACCCTGTTAAATCTAAAACTTTTAAAACAATAGCTTATGAAGGAAGCAGCGGATGGGAAGTAAGTTCATTTGTTTCAGATCCTACTGGATCAAACAGAACTTCTTCAAACACTTTCACAACAAGTAACGATTCTACTTTTAGAGTTAGAAGTTACGATGAAGGAGAATACGCTATAATAAACACTCAAGCAACAGGCTTAGCAGCATCGACCAATACTACGGTTTTATTAAATACATCTACAATTAATGGTCAAATATTAGCTGGCGCAGACGTTAGTGGCCTAGGTGTAATTCCAGGAACTCAAGTAGTTTCATATGTAACTACATCAGGTTTATTAACTGTAAATCAAAACTTAAATATAGCATTAGGAGCAATTTTAAGTTTTTCTAGTGGAGTTCCTCAATCGCAATATTTAGCTGTTTTTGGAACAACTAATCCAGCAGAGCAAAAATACTACGCAGGTTTTAATAGAAAAGAAAATAAGTATGTAGCTAATTTGTTTAATAACACTCAAGCTATGCCAGATGAAGTTCATTTTGGAGAGCAAATAAGTGGTATAAAAGGCTTTTATGCTACTGTAAAACTAAGCACAGATACTACAACAGATTTTGGTGGAGAGAAGAGTTTATTTGTAGCAGAATCAGAATATATAATGAATAATGGATATTAATAAAAAAAAATAATATGGCACTACCCGCAATAATAGGAATGGGATTTTCATTAGCTGGAGGAATCTTTGGCGCTAGTGCAGCTAAAAGCGCGGCTAGACAAGCAGCTAGAGAAAGAAGCAGACTTCAAGCTAAATTATCAATGTTAGAAAATACGCGTCAAGAAATTATAAATCCTTATGACGCAGTTGAAGATACTTCTAATCTTATAACTAATCCTTTTGCAAATTTAGGAGTAGCTACAAAAGCAGCTGAAATAAAAATAGAAGAAGCTGATCTTGCTTTAGCTAGCACGCTAGATACTCTTAGAGCCACTGGAGCGTCTGCAGGTGGAGCAACAGCCCTTGCTCAAGCAGCATTAAGAAGCAAAAAAGGTGTAGCTGCTAGCATAGAACAACAAGAGTCTCAAAACGAAAAAATGAGAGCTCAAGGCGAGCAGCAAAGACAGCAGCAATTAAGAGCAGAACAAATGAGATTACAGCAAGCTGAAGTAGCTGGTGAACAATTTATGTTTAGTACAAGAGAGCAGAGACAGATGCAGGAGTTAGATAGAACGGCGGCTTTATTAGGCGCGGCAACACAGGCAAATGCTCAAGCTAGAGCTGATCAAACACAAGCTATAACAGGCATGTTCGGTAGTTTAGCACAATTAGCACCGAGTGCATTTGGTAAAACAAGTTAATATGGAAAATAAAAATATAACTACAAATTTACTTCTTAAGCAAATAAATCAAAGTAATGCTATAGCATACAATAATGATTTTTTAGCTCAAAGCTCTGATTATAATTTTAAAATATTAGAGGTTGCCTATGCTGATACAGCTAGAAAATATGCTGCAATAAAAATGGATATAAAAAATAATAATTGCACAACTGGTAATTGTTATTATGAAAATCAAAAACTAAAGCAACTAGAAGAAGCTCCTCAAGTTTCTATTAATTTTATTCAAAACATTTTAGGTGAACTAGCTGTTACAGACACACCTAATTATGATGTAAATAATGATTATAGATATTTAGTTGCAAACTCTATATTTACATCTAAGCCTGGCTTTTCTAAAACAGATGGTTATAAGTTAGATTTATTTTTAAACGATGATGGTACACAAACTATAGTATTTGATGGGCCTATGTTTGAAAAAGAATTAGTTATAAATAGTGCTGCATTAGAATCTATTTTAGAAGCAGATACGTTTTTAGTTACACCTACCCCAGGTATTGAAGCAGAAATGGTAGAACTTTTAGCTCAAGTAGGTATATTTAACTTAGAAGACGTTTTAGAAAATGGTACTTTATCTCCTAACGCTAAAATATCAGAAGAGTTTATTTCTAAAAATGCTGATGGTAGTTTTGATTATATGATTATAGACATTGGAAACGGTAAAGGTAGAAATACTTTGAAGTTTGATTTAGATAAAATACAAAGAAAAGTAGATCCTTTTATAAACGCTGAAGTAGCTGGCTTATTGAGTTCTGAGCAACAAGCAGTTGCAGCATGGAACGTTTATATAGCTAAAGGATCTACACCTGAAGAAGATGATCAAATGGTACAAAATGCTAATGCGGCTTCAGATAGTTGGAGTTACGAAAAAGATTTACCATTATCACAAGATAAAAAAACATTGTTTGAAAGCAAATACAAAGAATACTTTATGAACAATTATTTAAAGCAGTTTATAACTAATCAATTACCAACTGTTCAAGAAGATGCTGGAGTATTTGATTTAGAAGAAGCAAGATCTGCTAAAGCACAAAAATTTATTGACGATAACAATTTATAAAATATAATTAAATGAGTCACATTACGTTATTACAGTATATTACTAAACTTCAAAACTTAGGTTTGACAGAGCCACAAGTAAACGCTGCTGCACAAGAGTGGAAAAAAACTCATACACCTGCACAAGGTCAAGAACCATCTGAAGTAATAGAACAAGTTGAAGTTTCTGAAGAGGGAAAGACAAGCGATGTAGGGACACAAGGTGCGAGCCCTACATCAAATACGGAATTAGTACCAGAGAGTTCACCTTCTTTAGATGGACTATCAGCATCACAATCTCCAGTAATAAAAAATCTACTAGCTAGAAATAAAGCTAAAGAAACATACGAAAAAAACGTAAAACAAGTAGGTTTTTTAATAGAAGATCTAAATAAAACAGGAGATTTTACTGATATATACAAGTTTAATGAATCAAATCCAGGATACGTAGATATAGAGGCTATTAAAGAATTTGAAAAAAAGTATAATGATCATCAGGCTAAAGTTCAAAAAGAAAAAGAGAAATATACAACTGTAGTAGATTTTGGTGAAGTGTATGCTCCAGGTGATGGATATGAGTATAAATTTGAAATAAATAAAGATACTAATCAAATTGATTATTATGCTAAATCTACCAGTCAAAAAGATTTTGCACTTGTTGATCCTAATTCTAGTGATGATGAAAAAAGAATACTAGGTTTATCTGTTGTAAATAAACTAGGTCATTTAGGTGGTGAGCTTCAGCAGCAATTAGAAGCTATATTAAAAGCAAATAGAATTAAATCTGAAAGATTAAAAGCAGATGTAGAAGCATACAATCAAGCATTAAAAGATCAAAAAAATACAATACAATTAGCAACAGAAGAAAATGTATCTGTTGACTATAATTATTTTATTAAAGACGTAGAAGGTAAAGTTAACAAATGGATATTTGATAATACTGATGTTAAATTAAACTTAGAAGAACAAACGGCTTCATATAGAAATAAATTAAGTCCAGAAAAACAAAAAGCCATTAGAGAGGCTCAGCAAAATAAATTAAGAGGTTTGCCTTATGATGAAGATCTTCTTTCGCAGCTAGAAACTCAAGCTCTAAACGTTGTAAATTTTGATGAAATAAAACCAAGTGTTGAAAAAGCTGTTAATGCTTTATATCCTGAAGAATCAAGAGCTGACATCATGCGTATGTATGAAATAAAAAATGAGATTCAGAAAAAAATAAACAGTCTTCCTTTTGGCATGCAAGCTCTTCAGAATAAAAGTATAATTCCAGGAGGAGGATTTGTAGCGCCAATACCGAGTAGTAAAGACCTTGAGGGTGTTAAAAAAAGAGAGAAAGAGCTTGAAAAAATACTTAATAGTGATTTATATAAAGAATTATTAGATCTTAATTCTAAATACGCACCAAAAGGCAAAAAAACTCCTACAAAAAATACTAGTGATGAGCTTAGTCTAGGACTTTATGGTCCAGCTGGACAGGTGCTAACTCCTCAACTTACTGCTACTCCAGAGGCTATAGCTGAGTTTCAAAACAAATTAAAAACCGCTAGAGAAAATACACCTGATATAATAGTAGGAGCAGGATCAGGTGAAATGCAGACAGAAAAAATTATATTTGATAGAGTTTTTGAGCAAACTGTAAAAAAAGATCCTTTTATAAAAGCAAAACTATATGAATTAAAAATCGCAGCAAGACCTTTATTAGAAGAAAAAAGAAAAGAATTAGCTAAAAAATACAATTTAGAAGATCAAGACGACTACAATAGAGCAACAGCAGAGCTTGAAAAATATTCTAAATTTTTAATCGAAGATAAACTTTACAGTAGCGATGAATTTAAAGAAAGATTTGCTGAGTTGTCTGTAGTTGCTTCTTCTGGTCAAATAGATATTTTAAAACAACAAGGTAGAGAAAACGATCCTTTTTTTAAAGCAATGGACGAACTTAGAAAGTATGGTCAGGCAGGAAAAATGGTTGCAAATGTTGAGTTTTTAGCTAAAGGCTTTAAAAGAGTTCAAGAAAATTTTAATGGCATACAGCTGTCGCTAGCTGTAGGTGACACCGCTAGTTATAAGAAAAAGAAACAAGCACTTGAAAAAGGAATTGAAAGCGGTAAAATAGGTTTAGAAGATAGATTTGTTGAAAGTAGTTTTTGGAAAAATCTTTGGGGTACCAATAAATCTATGAACGTCAAAGAACTTTTAGATTATTATGCTGATGAAATTGAAAAAAACAAACAAGATGTAATAATACAACTTGACGATCTTGACGCCATTGGAGATGAGTTAATGTTATACAACGAAGTAGATGAAGATGATTTATGGCTAACAAGAACAACTGGCCATTTAATGGAATCGGCACCGTATATGATTGCCGCTTTAGCAGGCACGGGTGCTTCTATGATACCCGGGGTAGCTCCAGCTGTTGCGACAACCATTAGTACTTTAGGTACAGGTTTTATGATGTTAGATTTTTATGGAGCTCAATGGTATTCTACTTTCTTAGAAGGGGCTGAAGCAGAGGCTAAAAGAAAAGGTATTAACTTAGAGAAAATACCCGAGCAGGAAAGAAGAGATTTTTTAATTAATGCTTTAGAAAGTGGCAAATACGATGCTAAAGCAGAAGCGGCAGCTGCTGGTGTTTTGATGGGTTTAACTGAAAGATTTGGATTAAACAAAAGTTTCAAAGCTACAGCCAAAGCGCTAGGGCTTGGTACAGACGGAGTATTTTCTTTAATTAAAGGTGAGTGGAAACAGATAGGTAAAAAGTTTATAAAATCTGGACTTTCTTTTGGAGAAAGTTATTTAAGTGAATTCGCTACAGAGTTAAGCCAAACTGGAATTGATCAAGCTCAAAGAAGTTTTTCATTAGGTGTAAACAAAATGAACTTTAAAGAAATGTGGGAGGCTGGAACTATTGGTGGTAATGTTGCTTTACTTATGCCAGGCGCTGCCGCTGTTGGTACTCAAACATCTGTTGAAATAAGAAATACAGCTAGAAAATTAGCTGTCAATTTTGACTTTGGTAGTTTTAGCAAGTCAAGTGAGGCTGTTAATAATTGGTTTACAATGGCTAAACAAGAGCTTACTAAAAGATTTGATAACGGAAAAAATCCAGAGTATAGCAGATCAGATTTTGAAGCTGACATGGATGCTCTTAGCACAACTTATAATACTAGACTTAAAATGCCTAGCAATGCTACGCCTGAAATAAGAACACAACTGCTAGATTTAATGGCTACAAAAAATCGCTTAGAAGCAGAAGTAAAAAGAATAGATGACAAAGATTTAGCTGCAAACGAAATTATAGATCTAAACATAACTAAAGCTAAAATACAGTCACTAGTTAAGCAGGAAAAAAATATAAAAACCCTAACAAGTTCTAAAGCTAGACAAGCGGCTACAAAGGTAGCAGAGCAACTAGGCTACAAGTATGAGAACTTTCAAACTCAAGAAGCTATTAATAACAGAGTTGAAGAGTTAATAGCAGAAGGAGCTAAACCTGCAGCAGCTACAGATTATGGTCAAGCTGTAGATTTAGTAGATGGAAGTACTGTAGTGTTGATAAACGATAGAGCCGCTGCTCAAGACAATGTGTTTACGACAGATCAACATGAAATATTACACCCTTTTCTTAAGCAAACATTTAAAAATAACCCTGACGCAGCTATAGCATTTGGTAAATCTTTAATGCAGGAAATTATAAGTAATCCTGATATTACTATAAGTCCAAAGTTTGAATCTCAATTCAATGAATACTTAAGCGATGAGAACTATAGCGCTGCAAACACATGGGAGGAAGTTATCCCACTAGTTAGTGAGGCTTTAACCAATGGTGATATAAAAGTAAAAGGTAATTTAAATACAGCACTTGCCAAAATAAAAGAATTTATACAAAAATTACTTGGTAGAGCTAAACAACCTTTAAAAATAAGATTTGATAAAGGATCTGATGTCTTTGCTTTTTTAAGAGACTACAATAAAACAATAGCTAAGGGTGAAGGATTAACACAAGCTCAATTAGATGTAGCTGAGCAAGGTGCAGAAGGAGCTTTAGTTACAGACGCCGCGGCAATAGCCGCAGCTGAAACAGGTGTTGCAGAAGTTGATGCTGCTCAAGAAATATTAACAGAGCAAGAGGCTAATAGAGTAGAACAACAGCCTTTAACAGCAGCCGCTAAAAAACGTTTAGATCAAAATATAGGATCTGTTGATACAACTCCTGAGCAAGCTATAAGAAACAAAGAGCTAATGCAGAAGATTCTTGAAGGAGACGTTAGTGCTGCAAACACACTTGTGGAAGAAAACTCTGGCTTAATATTATCATTATTAAATTTTAATCCAGATATAACCACACAGAGTGGTGTAACGTCTGAAGACGTGTTGCAGGCTGTAGCAGACATGATGACACCTGGTATGGTTGATTTAGTTTATGCAAAAATACCTCCTAACAGGAAAACATCATTAGCAGAAGAATACTCTAAAGAAAAAGGTGAAGTCAGTACTTTCTTAGGAAGACTTGCTCAAAGAAAAAAAGAAATATACACAGCTGCAGGACTTGATCCTAATAAATTTAATTTAGTTGATATTGATTCTTCTACTAAACAAATAGTAGACGAAGGATCAGATCCTAAACCTAAACCAGAAAAAGAAGTAGCTACTACTCAAGTAGATCCAAGAGAGTTTGGACCTGTTACAGAAGGTAGTAAGCTTAAAGATGTAGAAAGCATAGTTAAAGTAACTGACAAAGAAAGATTAACATTCAAAAAACTAGCTTCTAAATACTTTGACAAAGTTTCACAAGCATTGTTTGGCATGCCTGGCAAAAAAGTAAGAGGTAATGTTAGTTTAAAGTACGCTGATGTTAAGGGTCAACCTAGTTCTTCTGAAGCTAGCAAGCTTCAAAATATTTTTAAAAACGTTGAAGATGTTAGAAGCTTTATTAAAGCTATGCCTCCTTACAATGTTGCTACAGGTCAAACAGTAATAGATAGACAAGGTAAAAAAATAGATGTTTCTAAAGACGTTAGAGGTAGATCTATAGCTATAAACCCTACAGTATTAAAAAAATTCTATCAACCAGTTACAAGGGCTATAGAAGGTATATCAAACAAAAGCGGTAGAAGCTTAGGTAGTACTAGTCAAACCCAGGTATATGAATTAAAGCCAGAGTATAGAGGTAGAATAACAAAACAAACTATAGAGAGTTTACAGAAAAGTCTTGGCATTACTAAAGGACAACTAAGCGTGCCTATTAAAGGAACGGCTAGAACCGAGTTTGGATCATTACTTACTGGACTATCTAAGATGTATGTAGACAATCTTATAAACACCGTAGGTAGATCTAAGCTTACTACAGACCAAGCTAAAGCAGATACTGGTGCTGGTAAATCTAATGCGCTGGCTAAGAAAAGAAAAGCAGAAAATGTTTTTCAAGCAGCTATAAGTGGCACTGACGCTTTAGGTTTCAATCGTTTTAATTACGACTATGGCAAAGTAATAAGTCAACTAGTAAAAGGAGAAAAAGTAATAGTAAAAGATAAAGACGGAAAAGATGTTGAGGTAGATGCCAAGCCTTTTGACATGAAAACGCCTGAGGGTGTAAAAAGGTTTTTAGATTACGCTATAAGTAGCGGTATTACTAAGCGAGTTCCAAGAGAATTATGGATTTCATTGGCTTTTAGAAGTGAAAATCTTTTAAAAGATACTACTAAAAAATACGGTGGAAAAGTAAAAGAAACTTTACGATTACTAAAAAGCTTGCAGGAAGACCCAAGTGATAATGTTTTTGGTGAAATTGAAGGCGCGGTTATATCTCCAACAACAGGTATACCTAGAGGATATGCAGGTAATTTACCTTTTAGAAGTACAATTGAAGCTAGACAGTGGATAGCAGATTCTATAGACACAGAATATAATAGATTAAAAGCCGAGGGTTTAACAAACGCTGAAGCAAGAAAGCAAGCTGATGAATTATTCCCTAAAAAAGGAAGCTCAGAGTTTAGCAATTTGTTTACTAAAACAGATGTTTTTACTAATAAGAACAACTTAGAAACTCAATTAGACAATCCGGCTTTTGTAAAAAGTCAAGATGCTAAAATAAACGAATTAAAAAAGTTTTTTAAATTGCTTCAAGATGAAGTAATGAGAGATGCAAATAATAATATTGACTTTCAAGGTGTTGCTTTTGTTGGTGCCATGCTTTCTTCTAGCTCAGCTGGAACTTCTCACTTCTTAAGAAACGCTGCTCCAATGAGGTTTTATCAGGAAGGCTATAGAGATTCTGATATTGGAGGGTCATCTAAAGTAACTATAGAACATACTATGCCTGCTACTTTAGTTGGTAAATATTTATTTATGTCCGCTGTTGAAGGTGATATTGATGCTAAGTTTAAAACCATAAAAGATAATTACGTACAAGGACCTTTATTAGAAGTTGATGACAAAAAATTAAAAGGTAAAAAAGCTAATAAAGAGTCTTTTGATTACAGAGAACAAATGCCTGATTTTTGGCAAGAGACTGACAGTGTATGGGGTAGATACTTTAATTTAAACGTAATTAGAAACGGAGGTGGTATAAATCCTGCAACTATTATGTTTGGAAAAGGTAAGTCTGCGCTAAGTAGATTTAATGTAATGGCTGATGGAACTGTCATAAACAACGCTACTAAAAAAGGTTTACCTGCTGTAGAAAAACAAAACAATAGTTCTCTACCTAACGCTTTAGCAAGTAAGCGTAAATTATCTACACAGCAACAAATAAGTCAGCAAGGTACTTTAGATAATGCCTTGTCAATGGGTAGAAGAACAGCGCCACCTATTAAGAAGATTAGAATATTTGATTTTGATGATACGCTAGCTAGATCTAAGAGTATGGTTATAGTTAACATGCCTTTCTTAGATGCTAAAAATGAAATGGTAGATGTAGTTGCAAGACGCATGTTTAAAGATGAGTTTAAAAATCTACCTAGCTACAAGCAGACGTTTAAAAGCTTAAATGCAGATCAGCAAAGACAAGTGCTTCAATCTATTCCAGGTAAGACTATAAAAATTAACGCTACAGAGTTTGCTCAACAAGCGGCAGACCTAGAAGCTATAGGCGCTACATTTGACTTTACAGAATTTAGTAAAGTTGTTGAAGGGCAAAAAGGACCCTTGTTTGATGTAGCTAAAAAAATAGCAGACGCAAGAGGCACGGAAGATTTATTTATACTTACAGCAAGACCTCAAGAAGCTGCTGGTCCTATAAGAGAATTTATGAAGGCTTTAGGTATTGATATACCTTTAAAAAACATAACAGGTTTAGCTGATGGCACGGCGCAGGCTAAGGCTATGTGGGTAGCCGATAAAGCTGCTCAAGGTTATAATGATTTTTACTTTGCAGATGATGCTATTAAAAATGTTAAAGCTGTCAAAGAAGTATTAGGTCAAATAGATGTTAAGTCTAAGGTTCAACAAGCCAAAGCAAGTAAGCGAAGAACTTTTGATAATATAGTCAACAACATGATCGAAGACTCTTCAGGTATTGAGTCTTTTAAAAAGTTTTCTAGTGCTAAAGCCAGAACAGTAGGCGAGAATAAAGGTAGATTTGATTGGCTTACAATGGCTTCATCAGCTGAAGACTTTAAAGGTTTGTTATATAGTTTACTAGGGAAAGGTAAAAAAGGTGAGGCTCAGTATGAGTTCTTAAAAACAAACTTAATGGATACTTACAACAGAGCTGAAGATGCTATAACTCAAGCTAAAATAGCGGCGGCTAATGATTTTATGGCTTTGAAAAGTCAGTTTCCTGGTTTACCTAAAACACTAGAAACAGAAACAGGTGTTGGTAAATTTAACTTTCAGCATGCGCTTAGAGTTTATATGTGGACTCAGCAAGGTATGTCAATACCTGGTTTATCTAAAAGAGACGCTACACAGCTTAATAAGTTTATAGAAAGCAACCCTGATTTAAAAAAGTTTGCTGATGGATTAATGGGTATACAAAAAGGTCAACCATACCCCAAGCCTGATAAAAATTGGTTAGGTGGTAATTTAACTATAGATATTATTGGTGGTATTAATAAAGTTAATCGTAAAGAATATCAACAGGAGTGGCTAGAAAATGTAGATATTATATTTTCACCTGAAAACTTAAACAAAATGGAAGCGGCTTATGGTACCCGCTGGCGCAAAGCTTTAGAAAACACATTGACTAGAATGAAAGCTGGTACAAACAGACTTGGTTACAATGATCAGACAAGTGCTGTACTTGACTGGGTTAACAACTCTGTTGGTGCTGTAATGTTCTTGAATACTAGATCTGCACTACTTCAAACAATTTCTGCTGTAAACTTTATAAATTGGGGTGATAATAATATTATAGCCGCAGGTAAAGCGTTTGCAAACCAAAAACAATTTTGGGGAGATTTCATGACGCTTATGAACTCTGACTATTTAACACAACGTAGAAACGGTCTTAAAATAAACGTAAGTGAATCTGAAATAGCAGATGCTGTAAAAGATTCTAAAAACAAAGTTAAATCCGCTATAGCATTTTTATTAAGTAAAGGTTTTGTACTTACTAGATATGCGGATAGTTTTGCAATAGCTTCTGGTGGTGCTACTTTCTATAGAAATAGACTTAATAAGTATATTAAAGAAGGTATGAGCAAAGAGTTGGCTACAGAAAAAGCGTTTCAAGACTTTAGACAAATAGCAGAAGAAAGTCAGCAGTCTAGTTCACCTGATAAAATTAGTATGCAACAAGCTTCCGCTGCTGGTCGTGTTATACTTAACTGGGCTAATACACCAATGCAGTATGTAAGAATACAAAAACGCGCTTTGCAAGATTTAATAGCTGGTCGCGGTGATGCTAAAGTACATGTGTCAAGAATAGCTTATTATGGGGTTATGCAAAACTTAATATTTAATGCTTTACAGCAGGCTTTATTTGCTATAGGTTTTGGTGATGATGATGAAGATGAAGCAGCTAAGAAAAAACAAGATGACAAGAAAATAGCTAGAGTCGCAAATGGTATGATTGACTCTCAATTAAAAGGTTTAGGTATTGCAGGTGCGGCTATGGTTGCTGCTAAGAATACTATAATGAAGATATATGAAGAGTCTGGTAAGAATAGACCTGAGTATGAAAAAGCAGCTATAGAGGCTCTTAGTTTTTCACCAGCTATTAGTTCTAAATATAGAAAAATTGTAGGTGGGTTAAAAAGTTTTAGCTGGAACATGAAAGAAATAAAACAAAAAGGTTTTAGTCTTGATAACCCAGCTTATTTAGCAGGCGCGCAAATTATAACAGCTATAACAAATATACCTATTGATCGTGTTATTAAAAAAGCAAATAACATAAGAGGCATAATGAGTGAGCAATCACAAATGTGGCAAAAAGTTTCAATGGCATTAGGTTGGTCTTCTTACGATGTTGGTTTACCATACTATGGCGGTTGGGATAAACCAGTTGAGCCTACAGAAGCAGAGCGTAAAAAGCAAGAGATTGATGTTATGAAACGCGATACTAATACCGCTGAGCAAACACAGATGCTTCTTGATTTAGGTCTTGATAAAAAACAAATTAAAGCATTGCGTTATGAAGACGCTAGAGTTAAAAAAATAATTGAATTACAAAAAAAGAAAAAAGATGAGTAGTCCTTTATATGGTAAAATAAGCTCAGCTTGTAAAGCTGCTGCAAAAAGAAAATTTAAGGTTTGGCCTAGTGCTTACGCTTCAGGTTGGGGCGTAAGATGTACTAAAGCTGGTGGACCTAGTAACTTTGGAGGTAAAAAGAAATAATGGCTTATAAACAAAAAACACCAATGATGCATTGTGCTGCAACTGTAATGCACTCAAAGCCGTGGAATAAAATGCGCAATAGAACTGCTGCTGTATCTGGTAGAGGTGACGGTAATAAAGTCGGTTTAGCACATGCAGAAGAAAAAAGATCTCCACTTAATAAACAAAAAGGTGGTGGTACAACTAAAACTTGCTTACCAGCTTCTAAAATAAGAAGTATGAGTAAAGAACAAAGAGAAAAGCTAGTAAACTCTAAAAAATCCGCTGGCGCAAAAGGTAAATATAAAAGATCGTCTAAAACAAATGTTAAAGGCGCTCGTAAAAAAGGAGCTACACTCAGAGACTGGTTTGAAAAAGAAGACTGGAGAAGAGTAGATGATCCATCAAA